CTATGAGGGCCACCTTTGGTTTGCCTCTGTCCAACCTTCTGTTTGGCACAGACAAGACTCAAGTAGCTGCAAATATGTCTGGAATGGTTACTCAGCAAGTACAGCGTTATGAACCTGGTGTAGAAGTTGTATCAGTTACAAACAATGTAACTCAGGCTAATGATGGTGTCGCTTCTGTTAATGTAAATTACAGACCTATTATTCAAGCCTCTGCTACAAGCGCAGTAGCCAATGCGGTTACTATTCTCGTGGGTGGAACAGTAAAGGAAGGATTTAAGTAATGGCCACAGTTAACGGTGTTCCAGCCATTGATTACACAAGCAAGGACTTCACTGGATTCCTTACATCCATGGTGGACTTTGCTACTACAGCATTCCCAGAATGGACTAACCAGAACCCTGGAAGCCTGGAAATGATGCTTCTGGAATCTTTGGCTAGAGAACTAGATGTTCTTTCTTATTATGGAGACAGACTAGTAGCAGAAGCCTATATTGGTACCGCTACTCAATTATCTTCTGTCATCCAATTGGCTGAACTACTTGGGTATACGCCTGGTCAGGCTCTTGCTGCCACAGGTACAGTGACATTCCAGACAGCTAACAACACTCCAGCCACCTTGATTCCAGCGGCTACGCAGGTAACTACTAATTATGTTTCAAGTATTAATGGTCCTATTGTCTTTGAGACAACTGCTGCGGTAACTGTTCCTGCCAATGGTGGAACTGTAGTGGCGAATGTACAACAGGGTGTAACTCAGGGATCAGCCGTATTCACCATTGGTAATAACACATCGGCTCCATTCTCAATCACTACAGAGCTTATTGGAACCTCTGATGGCTCACAACTACAATCATTTACCTTGGCTAACAACCCTGTAGTAAGTGGATCAGTAACTGTATATGTACAGAATCCTTTGTTTGGTACATCTAGCGGTATTGATCCTATTACTGCATGGGTAAATGTACCTTCGCTACAACAATCAGGATCTTCTGATCTTGCTTGGGCTCAGACTGTAGATGCCAATGGAGTTGTATCTGTAAACTTTGGTGATGGTCTTAATGGTGCTATTCCTCCTGCTGGATTGAATATCTATGCCAACTATCGTGTTGGCGGAGGAACAATTGGTAACCTTGCAGCCAACTCAATTACAGATATTGCTGCACCTATTACAGGTATTTCTATTTCTGCCTCTTCTGCTACAACTGGCGGAACTGCTGCTGAGACTATTGATCAAATCAGAACCAATGCTCCTCAAGCTTTTACTACACAGCAGAGAGCTGTAACGCTTGCTGACTACGGAAACCTAGCAATGTCCTTACCTATTGTTTCTCAGGCAACAGCTGTGGCTAATACATATACCAATATCACTGTGTATGTAACAGGTCAAGGAAATACTATTCCAACTCAAGCCACATTAGACACTGTAACTTCCTACCTACAAGCCAGAGCGCTAGCAGGAACTGTTGTAACCTGTACATCTGCTTCCCAGGTTGGAATCAATGTGGGATCTACAAGCTCTCCTGTACTGATTGGTTGTAGTTCTCGTTACAGTCCTACATCTATTCAGATCCAAGCCACTCAGGCAATTCAGAATCTGTTTGCTCCATCCAATGTAACCCTTGGTGGACGTGTAACACTAAGCTCTGTTTACTCTGCCCTCTATGCTATTCCTGGGGTCCAATTTATTCAGATCCCACTATTCGTAAGAGCAGATGCCACTCAGTCTGGAGCTGCTGATATTCTTATGCGTACATACGAGCTACCTATAGCAGGGAATATAATTATTAACGTAACTGCAACCTCATAAGGAGATATAGATGGTAGCCGTTTATCCAGCAGGTATTAAGACCTTTGCCTATAGAACAGACTATACAGATCTTGTTGAGGCTGCGGATGTTAATACAGCTTACGATGAAATTCGAGCAGTCCAAAATACTCTTGGCGTTAATCCAGCACAAGAGACTATTGATGGAAAGCTAAAGACTTATACAAATGTCAGCACTAGAATTTCACAGGTACGAAAGGGATTAGACAATCCTTACTGTGGAGTTCAGGCGCATGATGTAAGCGTGTCATTCAACCAGGATTATCAAGTAGCCTGGAAGAACAAGCTGATGGACACACACGGAATGTGGGATGGAAGTCAGTACCTAACCTGTCCTCGCACTGGAATTTATCAATTTGATTTTTATGTAAGATGGCACAAGGATAGTACACTCGTAGCCGACTCTAGTTTAGCTACGTTTGACAGAAGCGGAAAGCTTCAGATTGAAGGAGTTCAGGTTGGTTCATCTGGATTCCTTACATGTCAAACAGACTGGTATCCACAAGGCTTCCACGATTTTGCTAGACAGTCCTGTTCGATGATCTACCCTTGGTACCAGGGGAATAAGGTAGGAACAAGACTTTACCAATCAACATATAGAGCTGGTACACTTTGGGCTACTACATATATTAATATTGCGTACCTGAGAGATATTTCATAAGGAGTTTAAATGAGTCAAGGATTTGGTGTTGATATCTATGGATTACCATTCTATGGATATGATCAGCCTGCTGACTACAGCGTAGCTCCTTTTGTTGCAAAGCAAAATGGTTATGACGATATCACTCTTTCCTGGGGTTCTCCAAATACAACCTCATGGAAGATGTTGGAACTTGTTAGAAGTACAACAGGGTATCCAAATCATCCTGAGAATGGTGTCGTCCTAACCACTATCTATCCAGGTACAACTGTTCGTACATACGATGACCCTGGATTAACAACTGGGGTCATTTACTATTACGCCATGTTCATCACAGTGGAAGCGCCAACATGGTCTTCTCTGTCTACATATGCTTTAAATCAGCAGGTTCTTTATAATGGAAACTACTGGACTAGCACTACAAGCGGAAATATAAATCACACACCTAGTGCTGGTTCCTCTTTCTGGTCTCCTACAAGTTACATCCCTACTTGGTATCCTGCTGGATTTGCGTCAACTCTTGCTTTGGGAAACCAGGGCTATGACATGCGTCTATACAACAGAACTCCACAGCCCTACAAGTCTTCTACTTCAGATACCTTTTCTAGTGTTGAGATCGAAAATCAATCTCTATTTAATTTTGAATCTCTATTCGCTTATGGTCTAGATATTCTTAAGGCTCAATACGATTCTTATCTGACACTTTCAGATGCTGATACAGTTTCTGCTACTAATCTGGATATGCTAGGTCAGCAGCTAGGAATCAAGACAGATTATCTATCTACTCCTCAGCAAAGAAGACAGCGTATTAAGAATGCTGCTGTTAATTACCGCATTAAGGGTGAGCCACAGAGCATTCACAACCTTATTGCTGAATTAGCTGGCTGGGATTCAGATATTACCTTTGGTCCTAATATCTATAACAGTGCGGATCAAACAGCCTTTGTGCACCCAATTTATGACACATGGAGTCCAAACTCTACATATTTCACAGGTAATCTGATTACTTACAATGGGTACAACTACACGTGTACTACTCAGGCAAGTGGACAGGCTCAGGCTCCTACAGGTACAGCATCCAACAACACATGGTGGAATGTTCGACAGAACGTACTGGACACTCAGACGCTTCTAAACTCTGAGACCAACCAATACTCCACTTGGGGTTGGGCAGGTCCTCTAGGAACCACTGGTGCCCTTGAAGGTATACGTACAGGTCTAGCTAACCCATCGGATTCTACAGTTCACAACTGGAACGCTCTGTCAATTGATCAGTTAACCGGATATGGGAATGATATCTTTATCAATTCCACAGCACCGCTGTTTACACCAAACTGGTCATCAGGATCTACCTATAAAATCAACCAGATAGTATTCTATACAGATGGTTATTATTACATCGCTATGAAACCATCTGGTCCAGGGTCTGTTTATGGGGCACAGACTCCAGGAGTAAGCCAGAGTTTCTGGAAGCCTATTTACTACAAGCCAGGGGATACACCTAACATTCCGCGTGATGGAATTCCTATTCCTCAGCTTCCTGTATGGAATGCGGGAACTCAATATCATGTGGGAGATCAGGTAACGTATCAAGGTATTGTTTACTACTGTATTCTTGATAGTATTAAGACCCCTCCTTCTGGGTACTACTACTCAAATGCTAACTGGGTATTCCTGGCTACAAGTCAGCAGACTATTGTTTCCTCTTCATACTGGATTCAGAATGCAAATCCTGGTTATACAATTAGTGCTTCTCCCCTTCCTATCTTCTATGATAAGAACGGAAACCAGATTGGAAATCCAGGATCAGCTAATACAGCAATGAGTATTGATCCAAATCTTGAAGGTGTATTCGTTAGATTTGTGTCTGATTATGCAGATTTGAATGGAACAACTGAGGCTGCTTTGACAAATGCTCAGGCTGACGGAGCCATTAACACAAGTACCTGGCTTCAAGGAAGTACCGCAGGAACCGTGGCAGGTCAGTGGCGTAGTAGTTATGGAATGGCTTCTACTGATCCATTGAAGTCAGGAACTATAACCTATTGTTACCTGACAGTAGATGTAGGAAGTTCTGCTGGTAGATTTGCTGTAACCTTTGATACAGACTTTACAGATACAGCCCATAAGACTCACGGAATTGTATTTGCTTTCCAGGATCAAAATAACTTCTGGTATGCAACTAGAACTTCTTTGAGACAGGTTTCCGCTGGTACAGATACTCTGAAGAAGAGTTGGGCCCGATTGTCTAATGGAGACCGTATGGTTGTTGATGTAGATGTAAATACTGTGACTGTTTACAAGTATGCCCGTGATGGTAAGGGAACTCTTTCTGTTCTCGCATCCTTTACAGGTGGTCCTACCGATACTGGTCCTGGTCACCTAGCAGGATTAATTCAAAAGTATTCAGCGTCTGGAGCACTTTAATATGGCATATCCTAAGATTAGTAACCTAACCTCCATCTACCAAGCTGACGGATTTGGTTTCTTTGGCTTTGGTGATGGAGGTTTTGGTGGTGATCAAGATCTAATTAACCCACAATGGAATACTAATAGTGGTAGTTATGGTTTTGATCCTATTCAGAAATCTGCGTATGTGGAAGCCACAGCTATTCCTAGTTATATTGGTGCTGCTCTTTATGATTTGTCACAGAGTTTCTTCTTTGCACATATAACTCCAGCGCCTTTAGGAACTGGAACAATCCAGACAGGAATCATTATTCGATTTGACCGCACTAATTATGCGTCAATCGTTTATGGAAACAACGGACAGTTCAGTGCGTATGTGTCTAACAACACGGTAATTACGACACTGCCAATGCCTGCTTATGATCCCGTCAACCATGCATTCTGGAGATTCCGTAACGATGGAGATCTAACCAATATCTTCTTTGATACTTCTCCAGACGGAGCTACATGGACTACTCAGGGGTTCCTAGGAGTCTCTTGGGATATTACTCAGGTAACGGTATCGATTTTTGCTGGATTCACCGGAGAAGAAGCAACAGGAAATCTAGCTTATATCTCTAGCGTTAATCAGCCTGTAGGTGGGCTAGCTCTTAGTGCGAAAGCGCGTGGTGGCACATCCACAATTATGGGATCGTACGCCATTACTGACCCCAACGCTCTATCGGGTCGTGTGAACGCTCAGGCGGGCCTTAGAGCGAAGTTCACAGCCACCTTGGGGATTCCTGAAGGTGGACTTACAGATTGGGCTTACGGCTCAATTGTGGGCATCGATCCCGCCATGGGGACTAGATACACAACTGGAAATGCTGTTAGCTTTACAGGTGGAAATCCTCTCACGTCTTCTGCCTGGCTGCGAGAACAAAATGCCTTTGGTATTCCAATGCCATATAGGGACGGAAGCTATTTCCAGCCCGCTGCGTATGTCAATATGCAGTATGACATCAGTGGACTGACAGACAGTACAAGAGTTCTTGCTACCAATTTCCAGGTAGAAGAAACAACCGGATTGAATAACCGTCTGCCATTAGACGCCTCAATTTATTTGAATGGCTGTGATTATTCTGGCGGATCAGGTGTTTCAACAGTAACTAGAAGTACAGACATTGCTTTGAATGGTCAGTATTCAGGAAAGATTGTCAGCAACAATTCACCAGGAACTATAGGTGATGGTAATACGGCATATTGGGTAATTCCTCAGCGCAAGGCTATGGTACCAATTAGAAAGAGCCCTACAGGAACTCCTGAATCTATCTTCGGAAGTGTCTATCTTTCAACAACCAGAGCCAATACCATTTGGTTTGCCAGCCTTGTCTACTATGACATTAACTGGAATATCCTTTCTCAAAGCACTCATTTGAAACCAACTATTACCGGAAAGATGACTCACCCTGGTGGAGGAGTATGGCAACAGGACACAGTATTTGATAACGCTGTTCCTAGTGCTGCTGTATATGTTGGTGTAGTTCCAGTAGTTCAGAATCCTTCCAACCTGGTTGAGAATGTCTATGCGAGTAATCATGTAATTACCACAGCCTCACTTGGTTTCACTGAGAATCCCTCTACATATTCTCATCCAAGAACAGCTCAGATTAATGTCAAGGCTAACCGTGTGAATTATGTTTTGAATTCTGGTTTTAATACTGGAAGTCAAAACTGGTTCCAGGGATTGTCTGGGATTTCTGGTTCACCAAACCCAGCGTCTATGACTTGGGATAGCAATGTCGGATATCACTCAGTTGGCTCCTTGAGATTGGATATGGCTACAGGTGGTGGAGTTACAGGCAGTCCAACAGCTAAATTGGGACTAGCTACACAGGCTAACTTCAATGGAAGCAGTCGTCAACCAGTAGTCCAAGGGTTGAAGATTGGACATACCTACACAATCACCGCATGGATTAAGCAAAGTTCAGGATGTCCAGATGTTTATATGGATTTCCGAGATAGTAACTCATTAGGAATTACTGGGTTAAGCACAAATTCAACCAAGATAACCAATCCAGAAAGAGTAGATGGAACTTGGACTAGACTTCAAACTACTTATACAGTTCCTCCAACTGGACTTAGTGAGTACTATTTCTTCTTCTATGTTTATCTGAGAGATACTAATCTAGCTCCATTCTCTTTTTGGGTAGATTCAATTATGGTTGAAGAATCTATTGCTCCTTATGGTGGTTACTTTGATGGTGGTTTTGCTTCGGCTGATTACCAATGGGAATCTGGTGGAACAGCTAATAACTGTAGATCTTATTACTATCAGGACTACAACAACAAATTACTAAGACTACAGAAAGCTATGCCATCAGTATTACCTGTTGGTGAATATTACAATCTACTTTTTGCTCAACCAATTACATAGATCTATTGAGATATAGATAAAGAGAGATACATTTCTTCTTATTAGTAAGAAATATATCTCTCTTTTCTATTTATATAAATAAATATATTAAAAAGGGTAGCACGGGGTAGCAAATCTGTCCAGTCTGCTATGCTGTGGAACCTACGAAGGAGAAGAGATGGAAATTGTTACTGCTGCCCTGATGTCGATATGGGCGTGGGGATTTATTCGGAACCTGTTCTGGAAATTACCAGAATGGGTGATGTACTTGACAGTCATACCTGGTATAGCCTATCTTTCATTGCATGTTCCAGCAGACATACGCAACCCTGCTGCGGTAGCTGGAGTTGTGATGCTTGTACAGACAACCTTGTTCAAGGGGTTTCTACCTGCTAAGCAGAGCGTTGTCAAGAGACAGAGATCCAATATTCCTCCACCCCCTTGACAGACGCTAAAGGATCATCTACGGTTTTGACATCAACGAAAACAGGAGGGGTTAATGACTCGCGACTTTACTAAGGACCTGACCATTATGGTTGGTGGGTCTGGGAATTCTTCCATCAAGAACGTGGAAGATCTACTTGCTAATTTCATCTTTGGTCCAGTTGAGGAACGAGAGGTTCATGTAATCCTCCCTATCCTGGCTCAGATGGGTGGTGGAATTAGGAATCTTGTCAAGATTGGTATTGAATGGGGATTCACATTCACCATTCTTCAGACTCCAGATGCACCTATGACCAAGGATATTTCTGCCCTTCCAGAGGAATCGTTTGTTAAGGTTCCATCTGAGTCTGAGGCTGTAACCTATGGTCTTGATCTGCTTATGAATGCTCAGGACAATGGCAATGAGGTTGCCTTCCTTTGTGCTTACAATCCTGCGAGCACATATGAGCAAGGCAATCCAACTATTAGTGACTTTGAGCTTATTGGATACCCCAAGAAGAATCCCAACCTTATGACTCTCAACCTCTGTGAAGGTCTTATTGATTCCTTTGAGGGATATGAATCTGAGGAAGACATCAAGGAGCGCGAGAAGCTTCAGGACGAATTTGACAAACAGAAGGCAGTAGAGGAAGAGGCTAAGTCTAAGACTGTCAAGAACGTCTCTGTGCCCCGTAAGCGGACTCAAAAGAAGGTAGAACCCCAGGAGCCCAAGCCTCTTGAGATAGAGCCTGAGAAGCCCCTTGAGGAGCCTTCTGAGCCTGATCCTCGCAATGAACTGTCTGCTACTGTGCCTATCGTCATCGGTACTCCTGACATTCAGGAAGATATTCGTGCTGCGCATGCTGAGGTAGAGAAGCGCAACACGGTGGCTGTTTCTAGGGATGATCTTGCTGAGCTGAGCCAGAACATCGAGGAGCTTACTGCTTCGTTCGGTAAGATCATGGACACATTCACTCGTATTCTTAAGGATGGCTAATGACTATGCAGGAATTGCTGGAGCTTGGTGCTCCCGCTCTTCCCGATGGATATTTCTATCGGGTTAAGCAGAATTTTTATGGAATTCTATGTATTGAAATTCGCAAGGCTGGAAGATTTAAGTCCAGAATGATTGCAGATAGTTATAGTGATCCTCACCTGAATACAGAAGGAGATCCTAAGCAGGCTATTCTTAAGGGAATTCGATTCGCTCTCGATAATTGGGGAGCTAAGAAGGAAATAGCTGAGATGTATTCTGCTCTCCATAAGTGGGAGGGCGATCATAAGTAATGATATTTAAGGGCAGGTGTCAAAGAGACTTCACTTGCATTAAAAACAATGGCCATTCAGGAGATTGTGAATTTACTAAATGGCCTACGTCAGAGGAGTTGGAGAAGTTGACAAAGCAAGTTGGTGGGAATCATTATGAGCAAATGGCTATCCAGCCTTGGGAAGTGATCCAACGAGGGGATCTTGACTTCTGGGAAGGGAACGTGATTAAGTATGTCATGCGTTATCGAGCCAAGAATGGCCTAGAGGATCTTAAGAAGGCCCGCCATTACCTTGATTACTTGATCGAAAGGGAGCAGAAGAATGGCAGTAAGTGACTACGTGTGTGAAATAATCATGGACGAGTGGCCTGAGTGGACTGGCAATGAACTTTATTCCACTAAGGAACTTGCGCAATTCTTTGGTATTCAGGATTTTGAAAATGCTTTCTACGATAAGTGGAAGGCTGGCTATGATGATGCTGAGGAGCCCGGAGAATTTAAGTGGGAGTTTATTAGCAAGGGTCTTTATCATCTGTATGAGGATGGAAATCCCACAGGTGTTGCCCTGAAGTTCCGCTTTGTACATACTGGAGGCTCTAA